TTGGCTTTTAGTCGGCCCGCCGACTGAGAAAAGAATAGGGAAAATTTGCACGAATCGGTTCCAAACCTCAATCGATTTAACTAACGCAACGGATGGGCTTAGATTGGACGCCACAGAAGCAATTCTTGGATCGCTCCTTTCGAAGGCATCATCTATCCCAGGTATCGTGCGGAAGCTCGCTTGTGATTCTTTACGAGCCGAGTTCGTGGAGAAAGGAAAGAGAGTAGGTGAGGTCACCCACGGACAAATGATGGGCACTTACCTTTCGTTCCCTTTGCTTTGCCTAAGTTCCTATTGCGCTGCCAAGTGGGCGTCTAGGGACGACAAAAGCGCTCGCATTCTAGTAAATGGAGACGACGTTCTCATCTCTTCCAGATTCAAACTGGTCAAGAACAATTATGACGAAGGTTTCTGCGTGAACATGCAGAAGACCGGAGTCTTTGAGAGGGTCGCCGAAATAAACTCGACATGCTTTGCGCGAGAAGGGAATCGCTGGAAAGAGGTGCGCCATTTGAGGCGGGGAGGAGGGGTTGTCGACGAGGTGGAAGGAGTGCAGCACCTGGCGACGGCATGTAAGAAGGCAGGAGGAAAGTGGATCTCGGCGTTTATACATAGCAGGATCGGAAAGCGGTTTAAAGTAAGGCCCTCGGAGCTAGGCCTACCGCTGTCAAATCGAGAATGCTGGCAGAGAGAAACTTCCCTTCGCGACAGTTACTGTTTGCTATATGAGGACAAAGGGAATAAGACTGATGAGCGGTTGGAGGCTACGTATGATGAGCCCCTCCCGGAAGAACGAGAATGCCTTAGGGAATTCCTGTTCAACCACGGCCGGATGGATAGAAAGCGTGAGGTGCAGAAGCGTCGTTATCTGAACAGATGTAAAATCGTTCGATGCCGAAACTCCCACGGTCTCAAGACTGCTACCGGAAGATCGTTTGGAGGGGGTCTGACTTACGTCACCCCGGCGGAAGAGGAGAAAATTAATGGACTGTTGGTTGAAAGGAGAGGACCACCTAGGAAGATTCTTGGCTTCCTGGGTCGTGAATGGAATCCGACAGAAAATTATAGAAAATACAAAAGCGCTGGTGACGGCGTCGTGTCGTTAGGGGACCCCGACCAGTGGTGGTAGGGGGGAGTGGGT